AGTTGATGATGCTAACTTTAAATTGGGTGTTATACGTGACCGTAAAAATGACCTTACGAAGATGTGTAAGGAGGCTGATAAATCCCTTACCCCCGAAAAGCTTGCTTTTGTTAAAAGCCATACCATTTCAGAGATACAAGAGATAGAGCGCAAGAACCATGATTTAGAGGTAGAGTATAACCGTCTACTTTCCAAGAAAAATGAGGTTCGTGGTATTGCGGAACGTGCCTTAGCGCGTATTGAAAAATACGAGAACGGTAAATGCGAACATTGTGATAAAGTATCTTTCCATATCTGGGAAATGTTACAAGAAGATAAAAAAATCGCTAAGCAATCAGGCGAGGATATGGAGGACATATTACCCTTTGTTCATAAGATAAGGAAGGAGTTGTCAGAAGTCAAACTTCCTATCCAGCTTGAGGATTTCGACCTTATCGAAAAGGTTAAATCTTTTGAAGCGGAAATTGAAATATTAAAAGGTCAACTCAAGACTCAGAAGCAGATATGTAAAGAGCATATAGAGGATATGTCTACTGCTCAAAAGCAGTACGACCTTATGAGGTTCTGGGAGACTGCATTCTCAGAACAAGGTTTAGTTAAGTATGTTATCCGTAATATCCTTTCATTCTTCAATGAGCGTTCTAATTACTATCTTGGGTTTCTAACTCAAGGTAATTTCTCCATAGAATTTGATGACCTGCTACAAGAAACTATCCTCAATAAAAAGAAGACTTCTTATTTCAGTACGTTGTCTGGGGGAGAAAAGAAGAAACTATCCCTTTCCGTCATGCTGGCTCTAAACGACCTCCTTCTCCTTACAGGAAAGGAAAGGTCCAATGTCGTATTCTTTGACGAAATCGCTGACTCGCTAGATGAGGAGGGTATAAAAGGGTTGTATGAGTTAATACAACAAATAACCTTAACTAAAAGATTATTTATTATAACTCATAACGATAATTTGACGTCTCTTATAGAAGACTGGTCGGATATCTTAGAAGTTACTAAGGAGAACCACATCTCAAAGGTTAAAAAACTATAATGCCTATTTATAACCATATTTGTTTAAACTGTCGTACTGCTACCGAATTAATTATTTCCTTTACTGATTACGCTGATATTGAAAAAGAGTTTGGGCGTTCTGAGAGCGGTAATATTAGATTTCCATGCGGTGAGGGTGAGTGTAAGGGGTGGTCTGAAAGAGATTACTCCTTGGGAGTAGCCAATGTCTCAGTTAAGGGGGGTTACTTGTTCCAAACTAGGTCCTACCGCGCTGATGCGGAGCATGAATGGATGAGGAAAGAAATTGCCGCTGCCAAAAATAGCATTTTAGGGGGGGAGGAAGAACATTCTGACTATAACTCTCAAAGACCCTATGCAGGGTACACTCTAGATGAGCAAGGGGCTAAAGATATGGGTTTTAATCGCGTAAGTGATACAGAAGCTAAAGCCCGTGCCGAGGTGTCTAAAAAATCAGTAGGCAAAGAAGTTGAAGGTGTTGAAAAGGCTCGAAAAAGTACTATAATAGAAGACTAATGATATTTATAAAAATCTTAAACACGTCTAAGAATCCTACTCCTAAGTTTCATACAGAGGGGTCCGCTGGGTTCGATTTAGCTATAACTGAGGATGCTGTCATACCTACGGGTACCACAAAAATACTAGGTACTGGTATTCATATCATTATCCCTAAAGGGTACGAAGGTCAGTTACGGTTACGAAGCTCTATGTGTAAGCGTGGGTGTGTTATACCTAACTCTCCAGGCACCATAGATTCGGATTATCGTGGTGAGGTAAAGATTGCCCTTTCGTGTATTTCCCCCCCTAATACTACAGTAAAGGCTGGCGAACGTATAGCTCAGCTAGTGCTATCTAAACTGCCTACCGCAATCCTTCAAGAGGTGACGGCCGCTGAGTTTATAGAGGAAGAGACTTTTAGGGGTTCTGGGGGTTTTGGCAGTACGGGGTCAGGAATTAACATGACGGGACTATAATAGGTCGTGGCTTACAAATTTCAAGATTCAATTCAAAGGGGTATCATTTATCTGGCAAAATCTGACGAGGCTTTCCTCTTGCAGATTATGCCAATGGTCAAGGACGAGTACTTCGAGTTCCCGTCCCACCAAAAGATGTATACCGTCATCACCAATTTCTTCCTACAATACAAGAAGCTCCCAACGGACGACCAGCTTCTAGAAGAAACCAAGTCTACTTTAACCTCTAATGAGTTATTCGGAGATTACCGAGACGAGTTAGGGGCTATTAATGGGCTTGATGAAAAATCTATTGATAACCAGGAGTTCTATCTTGATAAGGTAGAGGAGTTTGCTAAGGAGCAGGCTGTTAAGGATGCTATTCTTAAATCCGTTGACCACCTAAAGAAAAAGAATTTTGGAGCTATTGAAGAGGAGGTTAGGAATGCGTTTTCTGTTAATAGAAACGTTGACCTAGGAACCGATTACTTTACCGATGTTAAAGAAAGGTGGGAGCGTCTAAATAATGCCGCTATCGTTCCTAAGTTCCGTACCCCTTTCGAGAGTATTAACGAGGCTCTTGAGGGCGGTCTTGCACATAAAGAGATGGCTATGGTTGTAGCCCCCCCAGGGGTAGGTAAGTCCTTGTTCTTGGCAAATCAAGCTGCCCGTTCTGTATTGGATGGGCATAATGTTCTGTACATCTCTCTTGAAATGGCAGAGGATAGAGTTGCTCAAAGATTGGATAGTATCTTTACGAGAATTCAGCAAAAGGAATTGGCGAATCGTGTAGACGACATTGAAGAACGGTTGGATACTATTTCAAAGCAGTGGGAGGAACGAGGTCGTCTTGTTATTAAAGAGTTTCCCTGCAAGAGGCTTTCTGTTACTGGACTACGAGCTTACCTCAACCAGTTAAAGAACTATGAAGATTTTACTCCTGATGTAATTGTAATGGATTACCTTGAGTTGATGAAGACGGAGAAAGACATGGCGGAGTACGCAGGGCAAGAACGCCTCGCACAAGAACTTCGTGGGTGTGCTAGTGAGTACGAATGTCTTGTTTGGACTGCAACCCAAACGAATCGAGAAGGTAAAAAGGTCAGCATTATTACAGACTCGGAGCTTGCTGATTCGTATGGAAAAATCCGAGTTTGCGATTTAGTCTTTTCAATTAACCAAACCGAACAGGAATTCGATGAGGGTCTAGCTAGACTCTACCTTATGAAGTCTCGTAATGGTCGGGCAAGATTCATTACCCCCATCGCTATTGATTATACTAGACTAGTAATAACCCAAACCACATCAAATGACACCTAAATTCCCTAAGCTAGAACATCCTATGGTTGTTTATACTGGCATCAAAACATTTACTATTAAGCAACAAGGTCTTCTTAAGGATAACCTTTATGGTTGTGTTGATTTCCCTAAATGCCTTCTTACGATTGACCCCAATCAATGCCCTGAAGATTACAAAGGAACTCTACTTCATGAAATTTGCCATATAGGTTTTGATTGTTATGGGCTAGGAGATGATGATGAGATGCCTACACTAGGTAATGAGTACTTAACAACTGTAACTTCAAATATGATACAGCAATTTGCAGGGTTAAACCCTGAACTATTCACCTTTATTTTTAGTCCTCATGAATGATATTCAAACCACGTATCACAGCCTCGAAACTTCGTATTTGGATATAACTAAAAAGTATCTCAATATCAATGAGCATAGCGTAGAGCAGGCACTTCTTACTCATACAGGAGTATATGCATTTTTTGGCGCGGTTCTTGCTTACGCCAAACGGGAGATGGAGAACTTTGGGTTTAAGCGTGACCGTGAAGAGGCTAGGGTTAAAGAGGAAAGACGCCAAGAGTTTATAGGGGAGGGTAAGAAAGCTACCGACAGGGCTTTAGACTCCTACGTTATTACCTGCGAATCAGTAGCCAAAGCACAGCTTGCCTACCAAGAAGCATCGCACAAGTATTACTTAGCGAAAAACATCCTTAACTCCCTTGACCATCAGAAGGATATGCTAGTCCAAATATCTGCTAATAAACGAGCAGAATCCAAATTAATTGGGGATAATTACACCAGTTAGACTATAACAGAATGAAGGGAAAACGCACGCCACTCTGGCTTGTGATATCTATTCAAAACTAATTTCAACAATAAAAAA